AGAAACAACTGAGGAAGAAAGCGTTACTACCGAAGAAGTCAAAGCCCCAGAAGATCCTAAAGAAGAAGAAGAGCCTAAAGAAGAAGAGCTAGGTGCTGAAGAGAAAAGCTTTAAGAAGCGTTACTCTGACATTCGTAAGTACATGCAAGAGAAAGACACTGAGTATAAGCGTGAGATTGAAGATCTTAAAAACCGCCTAGAAAACTCATCACAAAACTCCCTTGAAGAGGTTACTACTAAAGAAGAGATTGAAGCTTGGGCTAAGCAGAACCCTAAAGCTAACGCTCTCATCCGTTCTTTAGCTGAAGAGCAGACCAATGAAAAGATGAAGGGCTTAGAGGGTCGTGTCAAAGAAGTAGAGGCTATGCGTACTCAGGCTCGTAAAGAAAAAGCTGAAGCGCTGCTACTCTCTATGCACCCAGACTTCTCTAGTATTCGTAATGACGATGCATTCCATGAATGGGCTAAGGAACAGCCTAGCTGGGCGCAGACGGCACTTTATGATGAGCCTGATGATATTAAATCTGTATCTCGTGTACTAGACCTATACAAGGTTGATAAGGGTATCAAGACTAAGAAGCCTAACCCAGACAAAGAGGCAGCTTCTTCTGTTAAGTCCCGTCGTAGTACCTTGGATACAAATGACTCCTCTAGCTACCTAACTGAATCAGCGGTACATAAGATGAGTATTAAAGAATACGAGGAGCGCCAAGAAGAGATTATGGACGCCCAACGTAAAGGAAAGTTTATTTATGATATGTCTAAAAGATAGTTGACAAAACTCTATTCATAAGTAAAACTAAGGGCATACACATCTATAAAGTTTGTGTATGCTTTAACACTAAGCACAAACTCCCACATAAAGAACCACCTCATATTATAGGCCCAGCGCTAAACGGACGGCCATCCTTATAGCAACGCTGACTACCCTAATAAGAAGAGCCTCTTTCAGTGGATATGTAGTGTCTCCCCTCTAAGCCACATATATCTTTGAAAGGATTTCACAATGGCTATTACATCCGCATCAGGCGGCTTTAATGGTAACTGGTCTCCAGTTATTTATTCTAAGCAAGCACAGATCGCACTTCGTCGTTCTGCTGTAACTAACGCAATCACAAACAACTCTTACTTTGGTGAGATTGCTAACCAAGGCGACACAGTACGCATCCAAAAAGAGCCAGACGTAACAGTCAACGCTCTTGAGCGTCACACTGCTATCACTGCTGAAAAGCTTGATGACAGCGACTTCTCCTTGACCATCGACAAAGCTAACTACTTCGCATTCAAAATGGATGACATCGAAGAGCAGTTCGCAAACATTGACCACGCTTCTTTGGCTGCTGATCGTGCAGCATATAAGATGGCCGACGCAATGGACGCTGATTGCTTGTCATACATGACAGGTCACACTGCTGCAGGCGCTTACATTACTACTTCTAATGGTGATGCACAGCACCCAACTTCAGGTAACTTGACTGGTGAATTTCTTACTGCAAACCATTTGGATGCAACTGACTTCGGTAACTTGACCATTTCTGGTTCTGCTGCTGCAGGTTCCTCGCTTCCATTGGCTCCACGTTTGCCAGGTGCAACTGCCCTGTCAGCAGTAACTGTATCTCCATTGACTGTACTTGCTCGTATGGCTCGTAAGATGGACACACAGAATATTGACGCTCGTGGACGGTTCGTGGTCGTAGACCCGGTATTCGTAGAGATGCTGAAAGACGAAGACTCCCGTATGCTTAACGGCGACTTCGGTGGTGCTGGTCTCCAGAATGGTCTAGTGTTGAACAACATCCACGGCTTCCGTGTTTATGTGTCTAACGCTCTTCCAGCAAAAGGTACAGGCGCTGGTACTAGCGGTACAACTGCTCAAGTCGCTAACTTTGGTGTTGTGTTGGCTGGTCAGGACGATGCGGTTGCATCTGCTGAGCAAATCAATAAAGTTGAGAACTACCGTGACCCAGACAGCTTTGCTGACATTGTTCGTGGTATGCATCTGTACGGTCGCAAGATTCTGCGTCCAGAAGCATTGATCACTGCGCGTTACAACGCAGCTTAATCTAACTAACTTAGGGGCTGGCATAACGCTGGCCCCTTTGTGCCTTTTAACATAGAGGACATCACAAGATGGCTATTACAACTGCAATGTGCAACAGCTTCAAGCAAGAGCTTCTTGGTGGTGTTCACGACCTAGATACAGATACTCTTAAAGTGGCTCTTATTAAACCGTCAAATTCGGGAACGTATGGCGCGGCTATTACTAACTACTCAGATCTTACAGGTAACACTGATGAAGCAGTAGGTACAAACTACACTGCAGGAGGCCAGGTTCTTGATAGTGCAACTATTAGCCTTTCAGGCTCTACTGCATTTGTAGACTTTGGCGACGAGGTTTTTGCTAACCTTACTATTTCTGCTGATGGTGCAATTATCTATAATACTTCACAGGCTAATAAAGCTGTTGCGGTGTTTGATTTTGGTGGTACTATTACATCAACATCTGGGGATTTTACACTTGTATTCCCTGCTGCAGATGCATCAAACGCTGTAATCCGCATCTCTTAATAACAATAATAGTAGGTACTGCACAATGGCATTCATCATTAAAGATCGTGTAAAAGAAGGTACTGTCTCTGTAGGTACAGGGGTAATAACTCTTAGTGGTGCTGCTGCTACTTTCACCACTTTTAACTCTTTTATGACTAATGGTGACACTACTTATTATGCTATTGTGCATACCTCATCTGGTGTAGATGAGTGGGAGGTAGGTCTAGGTACTTGGAACACAGGTAATACACTTACACGTACAACCGTTCTTAGTGGTTCTAATGGTACGTCTGCAGTAACCTTCACTACTGGTACTAAAGATGTCTTTATGACATACCCTGCAGCCCACGCTGCTTTGGCTGGTGATGATGTAGCTTTTGCTAATATTACTGTGACAGGTACTGTTGATGGTCGTGATGTTGCAACTGACGGTACAAAGCTTGATACGGTAGAACAGAATGCTGATGTAACGGATACAGTCAATGTAGCCGCTGTAGGTGCTTTGATGCGCTCTGGTGGCACTATGACAGGTGGCTTGTTGCTTAACGCCAATCCTTCTGCAGCACTAGGGGCAGCAACTAAAGAATATGTTGATACTATTGCTTCTGCAGGTATCCACTACCACGACCCTGTACGTACTGAACACCCTAGCAACTTAATCGCTACATATAGCAACGGTTCATCTGGTGTTGGTGCTACACTAACTAATTCAGGCTCTAACGCTGCTCTAGTCCTAGATGGCGTAAGTATGGCGTTGAATGATCGTGTACTTGTTGCCAACCAAACTAATAATACACAGAATGGTGTGTATGCAGTTACTACTGTAGGTAACGGCTCTACTGCGTGGGTACTTACACGTTCAACAGATACAGATAGTTCAGCACCCTCAGACCCTAATGCGTTTGGTAAGGGAGATGCTTTCTTTATTAAAGAAGGTGCAGTAAACGCAGGACACTTGGATGTCCTTACAACTGCAGGCACTATCGTATTTGGGACCACTAATATTGTCTTTGCTGAAGTAGCGGAAACTACTGTATACACTACTGGAACAGGTATTACTCTAACAGGTAGCACTTTTTCTATTGGTCAATCTGTAGATACAACAGACAATGTAACATTTAACCAAGTTACTGCTGCTATTATTGGTAACGTAACGGGTAACGTAACAGGTAACGTAACAGGTAATGCTGATACGGCTACAACACTAGCTACCGCACGTAATATTCAACTAACAGGTGATGTTACTGGTACTGCATCTTTTGATGGATCTAATAATGCTGTAATCAATGCTTCAGTACAAGATGATAGTCACATGCACGTTATAACCAACGTAGATGGCCTTCAGACTGCTCTAGACAGCAAAGCCCCTACATCACGTATTATTACAGCGGGTAATGGTTTAACTGGTGGTGGTAACTTAACAGCAAACCGCACCTTTACTGTTGGTGGTGGTACAGGTGTTACTGTTAACGCTAATAACATTGCTATTGGTCAAGACGTTGCAACTACAGCTAGCCCTACTTTCGCAGGTCTAATTACAAATGGCAACATCTCTGTCACAGGCACAGTAGACGGACGTGACGTTGCTACGGACGGTACAAAGCTGGACGGCATCGAAACAGGGGCAAACGTAACGGACACCGCTAATGTTACCGCTGCTGGTGCGTTGATGGACAGCGAACTGGCTTCTGTCACTGCGGTTAAAGCCACCACAGGCACGTTTCTAACGGCTGACCAATCCAAGCTAGATGGCATCGAAGCTGGAGCCAAAGCAGACCAGACATTTGACCAGCTACTAAACAAGACCTCTGGCACAGGAGAATATTCCACAAATTTACACCTTACGTCTGGACGTGGCAGTGGCGGCGTTGCCATGACGATTAACGACGGCTACGGCAACGCTAACCTTACATTTAACCACAAGCAAGGCGTACCAGAACAGGTAGGTAACATCGCCCGCATTGCATCCAACACAGACGATACCTCGAACCCCAATATGAGTTTTCAGCTAGGTACTGCTGTTACCGCTGGTGTGGCCCTCGCTGCTTCAGAGGAAATGAAGCTGCTATCTACAGGGCTGAACGTCACCAACAACATCACCCTTGGTGGCACAGTAGATGGACGTGATATAGCTACTGACGGTACAAAGCTGGATGGCATTGAAGCCGGAGCCAAAGCAGACCAGATAGGGCTAGTCAAAGGTGCTGACATTGGCGCAGGCGCTAACTTAAACACTTACACGACAAACGGCTACTTTCATCAAAATGGCACTACCAATGCAGAGTCAGGAACCAACTATCCATCGGCCATTGCAGGTATGCTGTCGGTGCAGGCTGATGGCAGCATGGTCTACCAAAAGTATCAAACTTATAATGGTGGTGGTGCATACCAGCGGACTAAATATGTCAATACTTGGTACGCTTGGGACAAAATTCTTGATACGGGTAACGCTGTTGCTTTCACCTCTGCTGACAATACTAAACTTGATGGCATCGAAGCTGGTGCCACAGCAGATCAGACGATTACGCTGTCCGGTGATGCCACAGGTTCTGGGACAGGTTCTATTGTTGTTACCGTAGCAGATGACAGCCACAACCATGTTTGGGGTAACATTGACGGTGCTTCTGCAAATGGTTGGGGCGGTCTTCGTAATTCTACACAACATGGTTATATTGACCTTGGCCCCGCTAACACTACTTGGGCGCATATTTATACAGACAGGCCAAATTTCTACTTTAACAAGGGTGTTAATTTCCAAGGTAACCTGGTACTCACTGGCACAGTTGACGGACGTAACGTAGCAGCAGATGGTACAAAGCTAGACGGCATTGAAACTGGTGCTACAGCAGACCAAACTGCTGCTCAACTCTTAGCAAAGATAAAGACGGTAGACGTAAACGGGTCCGGTGGCATTAACGCAGGACGGCTTGACGGACACGCACTCACTTCTGCATCAACGGCCAACACAGTGGTCGAGCGTAATGGGTCTGGCGATATCCAAGCACGTCTGTTCCGCAGCGAGTACGACAGCACTAACGCAAACTGCAATTACTTTATGACACAGGTGAACACTGGTACGGACAACTACATGAGACCGTCAACATTGGCACAAGTTAGGACTAAAGTATTATCAGGTCATATTAGTGGCCTTGCCTACGGGCCTTGGCTTACCACGACGGGGGGATCTAACGCCCAGAACAGTTATGTTGCTTCTGTAGCTGACGACAATGATTGGTTGTTTATCAAAGTCAATGTAGGTACGTACACTACAGGTGCAGGGACATCTGATAACCCTACTGTAACAAGGTATAGATACCGCAAAGCATATAGGACTTTTACATAATGAGAGTTTTTGTAAATCAAAAAGATTATACTGTCGCTTTTTTAGACATTTTAGGAACAGGCCCAGCGCCAGTATACCATGACACGGATAGTGTATTTGAGGTTGAGGTGTCTGAAAGTTGTTTAGAAAACATCGACAAGGAGCATTTTAGTGATCTATATTATGACCCAGACCAAAATATCGTGTATAGAGACCCCAACCTAATAACCTTTAATACGAGCGTAGGTAAAGACTGGCTCATTGCAAAATTGCAAAACTACTCTTTAATCCCACCAGAAGCACGGAGTGTTGATTTTGATAATCTAAAAGATATAGCTGTTCAGTATTTAGGCTCCGATAAAATAGATGAAATCTTAGCAGATGATGCTCTATCTGATGATGAT